TGGTACAGTAAAACAGGGAATATAAATGGTATTCCTACCTATAAGGAAAAGTAAGAAAGGATGATTGATATGCCTACAGTTGACCCGAATAGACCGGGATACTATACGGACGGTACGCCTATTCCGAGTACAACCGGACAGAGTCAACAAGCTGGTTATCCCATTGGGACTAATATAAGTGGTTCGACTGTTCCCCAAGACCCTGCTATAGCACAACAGGCAAATGCTATACGTACTGCATCTGGAACAACTCAGCCTATCAGTAGGCCGGGTAATCCTTATAATGCACAAGGCTCAAGGGTGACGTATCGAACTGCTGACAATAAAATATCAGATAGCTCCAATAGGGACGCATACGCCTATTATGGTGTGCCAACTTCAAATGGTCTCGCACAAGGTAATGAGCAGTATGAGTTTGCGGAAAAGTTGAAGCAGTGGGAGAGAGAATTTAAGGAAATGCAAAAACAAAATGGATTTACGAACCAAATGGATTGGAATAGATTCGATGGATTCGCCGCTACTAATCCTATAACCGGTGAGACGCTGACTAGATCACCGTCGAGTTCGGGAGGACAATCAGTAACAATGCTTCCTGCGTCCATTTCAGCATTACATCCAGGAGCAACAAATATAACTAAGTACGCTGATGGCAGTTACACATTCACCAACTCTAACGGGAGTAGGGGGTACTATTCGGGATAGGGTGTATCGCTATTCCGACTATGTAGAAAGGATGATAGCGTATGGCTGTATATGGGTTACAGACTGATTACGAAAAAAATAAGGACAAAGGTGTTCAGTTATACATTCCTGGTCAAACCAAGTTCAACGAAGATGATGTGTTTCTAGGAGGAGTAGGGACGGGCATTACTGACGAAATGCTTGGCCCTTCTGTGATGCGCGTCTTTGGCGATACTGCCGAGGGAACTTCTAGGGCTTACGATAGTTATCTCAGGAATAACGATTCCTCCTCATCTTCCCCCTTTGAAACAAATGATACCGCTGCCCAAATAAGGCAGTCCGTCATTGCCGGCAATGCTGCTCCGCGCCCTGACTCTGATAGAGGAAGACCGTCTATGGACAGACTCCTTATGGAACAAAAACAGATACAGAGTGCCATTGATAATGCCTATAACCAAAATAAGTTCACCTATGACAAGGGGCAGGATTCTATCTCTAACAAGTACAAGCAGGATGCGCTTGACCATACCATTAGTCAGGATAATTTTTCTAACGAATACGATGTTGGTAAAATGATGGCTAGATATAAGGGCGAGGATACTTACGAGAGAACTGCTGATGCGATTAAGAATGCTCAGTTTATGGCGAACCTTAACTCTAATAATTACAATGATGCGGAAAGCCGTAAGATATCTCAGCAGAATGCCAATGTGAATGAGTTGAATGTAACTGGTGAGTGGCCTAGTAGTGGAGGTGGATCCAGTGCGGGTCAATATGCTCCATCTATCAATAAGTACGCTAGTCAATTCGGGGTATCTCCCGGACTTATTGATGCGGTAATTACCCAAGAAAGCGGAGGAAATCCAAGTGCCATCAGTTCGGCAGGGGCAAGTGGGATAATGCAACTCATGCCGGGTACTGCGAGAGAGTTGGGGGTTACCGATGCGTCAAATCCTGAACAGAGTATTATGGGTGGGACGAAATATCTCAGCCAGCAATTGCAAAAATACGGCAGCAATGAATTGGCGTTGGCTGCTTATAATGCTGGGCCGGGTGCTGTGGATAATGCAATTAGTAAGGCTGGTAGTAGGGATTGGTCTGCGGTATCTCGGTTTTTACCTAGTGAAACCCAGGGTTATGTGCCTAGTGTTTTAGGGGGTATTAAGCCTATTAAGACAAAGGCACTAAAGCCGAACGAGGTGTCCGGACAAGATGCGAAGATAGCACAGAACCAAGCCATTGCGCTCGTTGATGCCATGGACGCTCAAGGCAAGGGAGAGGACGAGATTTTAAATTACTTCAGGACAAACGCTTCTATCTTTGCCAATAAAGGGGTTGATCTTATCGACATAGGAGATTACACAAGGCGGAGAAGGTATCCTGATTTTGATCCCACCTCGAAGTAAGGAGATGATAAAATGAGTAATCCATATTCTTACTTCGGCCTTGATGATCCGAACGGAAAATCAAAGAAGGAAGCCAATAATCCATTCTCGTATTTCGGGCTAGATATGCCGGAGGTAGATAAGCCTCATGAACCAACTTCGTCCATGGGAGATTTTCGCAGGATGGAAGGCGAGACCCCACTGCCCGATGATCCCCCCCTTAAACAATCCTCGACATGGGATCAAGTAAAAGCTGGCGACATCAAGGGGATAGGCAGTGAAATTGCTCTTGGCCTATCCCAAGGATTAGCGAAAACAGGTTCGGCCAGACAAAACGAAGATATTGCCAACTTGCTAACAAAAAATACTCTCCCAGGTATGGCCGACATGGGCAGACAACAACTAGCGGAAATACAGGCAAATAAGGAGTATTTAGAGGCAAACCCTGCTGATTCTCTTCCCGCAATGCTGGGAAAAGAGATCCCTAGTTTGCCATTGTGGATGACCGGGGAGAAGGCTGTGGTGGGGGCGGCGCAGGGAATTGGAAAGCTGGCTCCACGAATTGCCTCAGTAGCAGAGAAGGTCCCTGGTTTTATTAAAGGAGGATTGACTGACGCTACAGCTTTCGGAACGGTCGTTGCGCCTACGCAGAATCTGAGTGAAGGCGGAAGTATTCAGGATCTTATCGAGAGGGAGAAGCAGTTACCTGGCGTTCTGTTCGGTGGGGTAGCGGCAAGGGGCGCGCTTAAAGGGATAAGTAAGGGTGTAGAGGGTGCTAGAGATGTCCTTAAGCCTCGCGGTGTACCATTGGAACCAATTGCACAATCTCCTGCCATGGAACCCCTCTTGCGTCCTAGAGAACCTATCCAAGCATCGCGACTACAGCAAGAACTTTCCGCCCCAAGGATTGAACTTCCGACAGGCGGGCCACTTGATAGATTTCAGATAAAGCCTGATCAAAGGATAAGAGGATCGGTTGTTCCTGGTGAGCAGGTTCCGGGAGGGAGGACGGTTGAAGAAATCCCCAAGGTTGGGGAATCTGCTGCGCCGATTGGTGAGCCTATTAATTCTTTGGGCAATAGAAGTGCTGCTACTTCGATTGAAAGTCCATCATCTACATTGACCCTCAAGGGACCTGATAGGATGTCTGTAAATCAACCGCAGATTAATGAACGTCAATTTGCACAAAATATTAGAGACTCAAAGGTGGCCCCTGACGAAATCAAGGCAAATTTAGACGAGAATCCACTTACCTATGAACCAATCACGAACAAAGAGACTTACGAAAAGGCTCAGTCTGTCGTTGGTGCAGATTCCATAAAGGCGAGAGAGTTATTTGATGCCCCGTCAAAGGGAATAAATGCTGATGACGTGGCGTTAGGTGAGGCATTAATCGTTAAGGCTATTAAGGACGGTGACAACGCAGGAGCCAATAAGCTTATTGCTGAATTGGCAGAAAAACTGACTACAGCAGGTCAAGCAGTACAGGCAGCCAGTATCTTTAAAAGGCTGTCCCCTGAGGGAATGTTGTTGTATGCCCAAAGGACTGTTAATAGTGCAAATAAAGATATCCTAAAAAGATTGGGAACCAAGGCTAACAAGATTGAGCTAACACCTGAAGACAGTCAGTTTATCACCGATACAATGCAGAGGGTTCAATCCTTGGATGATGGCAGAGAAAAAGATATTGCAATGGCGCAAATAATGAAGCTAATATCAGAAAAGGTTCCCGCTACTTTATCCGATAAGGTAAAAGGATTACAGAGGATCTCTTTACTATTAAATCCGAAGTCTATGGTGAGAAATATTTTGGGCAATACTGTATTCGGTGCAGTTGATAATGCAAGCAACGTACTAGCTGCCCCAATCGATGCAATTACTAGCAAGATATTAAAGACGAATCGAACAACAAGTTTACCTAATCCCCTGAAGCAATTAAAGAGTATGAAAGAGGGGGCAAAACTAACCGTACAGGATGCCAAGTTGGGGATAGATACGTATAACAATCCAACCCAGTATGAGTTCTCAGATAAGAGGGTTTTTGATAACAAGGTGTTAAACGCATTGGATCGAGGAACCGTCACGGGTCTAAAATTAGGCGATACCCCATTCCATAAAGCAGCTTATGATGACGTACTTCGTCAAATGATGAAGCTGGCTAAGGTTGATAAGCCAACTCAGGAGATGATTGCTCAAGCACAGAAAACGGCTACGCAAAGAACTTACCAGGATGTTAATGCCATGACCGAAGGGTTTAAGATGGCGCAACAATCGCTGAATAAGATTAGTTCGGCAGTTGGACTAGGTAGCTCGGAGTTTGGACTTGGTAACATCGTTATGCCATTCGTTAAAACTCCTGCAAATATTTTAAAAAGAGCTGTAGAATACAGTCCTACCGGGGTGGCAACCGCGCTGAGGGAAGCCACTAAGATCAAAAAAGGAACCTTTGATCAAAAGGCATTCGTTGACTCTATATCAAGAAGCGTAACTGGCACGGCGATAATCATGGTTGGGTATGATTTAGCGAAGAAGGGTATCATTACGGGTTCAGGAAACAAGGATAAGGATGTAGCAGCGTTCGAGCGCGGTCTAGGTAAAGAGGATTATGCCTTTAAGGTTGGTGATAATCTTTATACCTATTCATGGATGCAGCCCGCAAGTATGGCGCTGGCAATAGGGGCAGATATATTTCTTAAAGGCAAGGATCGCAAAGAAGCCGAAAATGTTGTTGTGGATGCCGTAAAAAGCGGTGGCGAAACATTATTTAAGCAATCATTACTGCAAGGGGTTACGAGGTTCATGAGTGGATATAGCCCAATGGACAACCTTGCTACTACCGCGCTTAATGCGCCAAATCAATTTGTCCCCACCATTGGTAAGCAGATATCACAAGTATTAGACCCCACTCAACGTTCAACGTATTCACCCACTAACCTAGGCACCGAGAAGAACCTTATAAAGTCCAAGATACCGGGGCTAACTTCTTCTCTTGAACCTAAGATCAATACCTCTGGTGAAACAATGCAGAATTTTCAAGGCAAAAATAGTTTGTTCAATATCTTTGTAAATCCTGGAACATCTACTGAATTTAAACCAAACAAAGTCCAAAAAGAAATTCTAAGGATTTATGAATCGACAGGAGATAATACTATCTTTCCGAAAATAGCACCAAAAACACTGACCAACAAAGGCGTGTCCATCCAACTTACCCCGCAGGAAATAACAACTTTTCAGAGGTCCATAGGCAAAAGCACTGAGGAAAAAATGAGTCACATTGTGAATATGGGTGGTGATGACAAGAAAAAGGCCGAAAAACTAGCAGATGCCATTAGGGATGCGTATGAGGAATCCAAAAAACAGTTATTGAAAAGCAGGGGAATAAAATAGCAGAGGTAAATTCCTCTGCTTAGTTAAACGACTTTATTCCTTTTTCTATCTTCATTCCATCTATCTAGCCATGCTATTCCGTGCCAAACACCACCACATATCATACATCCCATAACGAAAACTATTAACTCATCCATTTGCGAATACCTCCCACCTGATCCATCTTGTATCCGGTTAAATAAGTACAGCTACAGAACAATACCACAACAATACCCTGCCATAATACTAAGTCTATTACCCAACTCAACAAAATGGAACTGGCTAGAATTAAGCCGAACATTCTCTCCCTCCATTTCTTTATGCAACAGTCTATCATTTACCTACGTAACAATAAAGGAGCAGGATTATCCACCCACTCCTTTTTATCTCTTTATTTAGCCAAACTCAATGCCTGTAACTGAGCTATTGCTTCATCATCCTTCATGGATCCATTCATGACCTGAATTGAGATGTTGTTATATTGCTTGGCCTTTAAAGTTAAATTTGATCCCTGCACTATCATCCCCTGAACTATTCGCTTAAATGTAGTGTTGGATTCATATCTTAACTTGTGAATCTGCAGTTCAATAATTAGATTATTTATCCTAGCATTGATGGCTAGCGTTGAACCAGGTGGGGCTATGACTTCCTGCGCCCTCATGGCTGTAATCTGTTCCGATTTATTAGGCCTTAGGGTTGTCGCTTTAACCACTTTACTGTAAGGAGACATATAATCATCCTTTACGGTAGCGACCATAAAGTACATCGTGGTACTAGGCGGTACGTCGTAAACACTAGCTGAATAATTACCAGCCCATGCAAAATCGTTTGCTCCATCAGAGTTGACGAGTAGGGTAAATACTCCATCTTTCTCATCACAAGAATAGACAAGGTAGTAATCCGCGCCCGCAACTTTACTCCAACCGATTTTAATTTGGCTACTAGATACAGCCTTTGCTTTTGCTGTTTTTGGTGCTTTAACGGATGCTGATTCGATTTTAGACGAATTAGATTGCTTTGTATTCTCTGACAATTCCCCCGCCATCACAGGTAACGCAAGCACTACGACCATCATCATAGCTAGAACCACTGACTTAATTCTTTTCATCTCATACCTCCTCTAAATTTTCCCATAATTATACCATTTGGTTTTTGCGAAATTTACTGTAATTTGTTGCAAAATAATAAAATCACTTTACAGTAATTGTCTTTGCGTAAATCGACATCCGTGGTACACTATTAAAACTAAGGCTTGGCTAAACTGATCATTTAGCGACGCACGCTCCTTGTCCGAGCAGCCTTAGTATTACTGGACAAATCCCAATGACAAGGGGTGCTGATATATCGCACCTAAAAAGACAGGTATCGAATTGATGCCTGTCTTTTCCTATTCCCAAAAGGAGGGTGCAACTATGTGGGTTAAGCTATGCAACTGGCTCAAAGAAAAAGAACGACTTCCACCGGACAACCACAACGAAAGCACTAAACTATGGAGCAAGGGCTACAGAAAAGCATTTCAAGAGACAAGCGAGTATGTAGCAGACATTAAACCAAATAAACCGCTAATCATCGGCGTATTAACCGTAGTCCTTTTGTCTATGTCCTTCCTCGCCCTTTACATCGAATACTCCAAAATAAATATAAATTCTGCAAGCATTGAGTCTTTAGAATCTCTTCCTGACATCGGCCCAGTATTAGCAAGGAGAATCGTTGAAGGTAGGCCTTATGAAGACGTTTGGGCACTGGATCGGGTTAGCGGGATAGGCCCAGAAACCATAAAGGCAATCGAGGATAAAGTTAAAACGAGGGGGTTGTAATTTGGAAAGTTTGATAAAGTACGGAATTGATAACAATATTATCTTCCTATCCCTGTTTGTATTGTCAATAGGTGGATTATCATGGCTGATAAAGTGGATACTCCAGACCAATGATGAGAGAGAAGGCAGGTATATTACGACAATCGAAAAACTGTCTGACAACCTGGAGGTTATCAAGGATGTCCAAACGTCTGTTGAGAGAATCGAGAGAAAGTTAGAGGCTAGATAGGAGGGCAATTATGCCAATAGAAGAATGGTCCCCATCCCCCAACTTCGGTAGCAGAAACGGCAGAAGCATCATAGCTATCGTTGACCACACAACATCAGGTACAGCAGAGAGTGCCCTCTCATGGTTTCAGAATCCAGCGTCCAAGGTTAGTGCCCACTACCTCATCACAAGGTCGGGAAGGATTATTCAGCTCGTCAAGGAGGGAAGTGCTGCCTATCATGCAGGTATCGCAAATAAGCCTAACTGGTCGCTTTATGATGGCACGAATTGCAATCGTTACACCCTCGGTATCGAGCATGAAGGATATGATGGCAGCCTAACAGAAGAACAATATCAAGCTACCTTATTCCTCCACAAAGAGCTCACTACTAAATATTCAATTCCCATTGATTCAGAACATATCATCGGCCATTACCGCATTGACAGCGTTGACCGACCGGATTGCCCGGGTCCGTGGTTTCCTTGGGAGAGACTATTCAATGGCTTGAGAGGAGTTGAGAATGTGGCAGAAGAAGTTAAGCCAAAGAAAATCCATCCCAACGATGTTTATTTATCAGTTCGCGTTCTGGATCATTTGGCAGACCAAGCGATTAAGGATATCAACAAACTTGGTTTTGCTGCCAAAAGGATGGAATTAGCGTAGATCAATTGTAAACCGTAAGCCCTCCCGGAAGGGTTTACAACGCAAGAAAGGAGTGAACCTTATGAAGGATAACTCAACTATACTCGCCATCTTCGGCGTAATAGCCATAACCCTCGCCGTTGTTATCGCATCAGTCATGACAGGGCAGCCTGTAGACACTGGATTACTAAGTCAGGTCATAACTGGTCTATTGGCGTTTTCTAGTGGCTTAGGTATCAATGCTGTGGTTGATGCATTGAAGGGTAAGGATAAAACAGAATAGCAATTTGCATAGTTTGCAATTTCCCCTGCCGTAAAGGTGGGGGTTATTTTTTATGCCAAAATATAGGAATTTGCTCTGCGTTAAACCTGTACTTTTATTACTTTATGGTGTATAATTAACACATATATTTGGAGGTGAAATGGTGAAAAGAATAGACCTATACATCACGGAACAGCAGAATAAATGGTTAGAGGAACAATCTAAGAAAATAGGAATAAGGAAGTCTGAATTTGTGAGAAGGATCTTTGATAAGGAGATGAAAAAGAAGTGAATCCTATTTACGACTTACTTAGAGCAGACGGGAGTATTGTTGTAAATAAGAACTTAATATTTGCAATTGGACTTCACGAATCAATTATCTACGCAGAATTAGTATCTAGGTTTAGTTATTTTTCAGACAGAGACAGGCTTGAAAGTGACGGTTACTTCTACAATACAATTAGTGATCTGCAATCAGGAACGGGTTTAGGTGAAAAAGCTCAAAGGAGTGCAATTAAGAACTTGGAAACATTGGGATTGATAGACTCCGATAGAAGAGGTATGCCTCCTAAGAGGTATTTCTCTATTCTGGATAACGAATCTCTCCTAAAAGACTTACTGGCTAAAGGCAAGATAAAACAAGCTGAAACCATTACTACATCACAATTACGCCATTCGGGAGGAATTAAAGACTCCAAGGTAGCGGAAACAAAAACGCTATATGGGAGAGCAAATAATACTAAGTCTAAGAATACAAAGCACAATACTAATAACATGGGAATTTCATCTGACGATGTAAATTCGTGTGTAAAAGAAAAGGCTATATCTTTTTCTGAATACAAACTTAGATATGTTGTTGGTGATTTTGAGGAAGAAAGTATTGATTATTACTTAAAATCATTTAAGCGATATAGGAAAAAGGAACATTCAAAGCTAACGAGCAAGAAGTGGGCTTATGTTGTGGATACATGGTTCCACCTTTGGGATAGCCAAAGGAATACATCGGTTGATAATGATATCTACACAATGGAGAATATAATCGATGCTCATTTTAAAACTAAGTACACATCAGGAGACCACAGCATCATTCATTTTTTATCAGGAGAGATAAGGATTAACCGTTATTATGAAACTAAGTATGACGAGAGACGAGAGATTAATTAATAATACTTATCAGCTAGTGCTTGGTTTAGGATTTGGGCTATTCGGGAGATTAGGAAGAAGAAGGGTGGTAAATAAGGGTGGGAATAACAATAAGTTCAAAAAGGCATAGTTGTGACATGGGGTATGGCGGTTTTGGTAGATTCAGAAATATGGTATCCGAAAAAGTTGGCGTTAAATTTCATGAGCATTACACGAGTATGGATGTTCCAGAAGTTATATTTTCAAGTGGAGATAAAAGAACAGAGTTTTTTGAAAAGTACAACGCTGCTACCGAGGAACTTAATGAACAAGGGGAAGTAACTATAGAAGTTGCTAATTTTCTATATCAAAGCGATTGCAATGGAAAGGTAGATAGAAAACAGGCAAAGCAGATATACGAATTAATTAAAGGGTGTGACGATAACATTAGTTTTGGTTATTCTGGTAGAAAAGATTGTGCCAAAATGTCAGATTTGAAGAGTATATTTTCGGATAAAACAGGGGTTGAATGGAGTTAATTGAAACCGATGGATTAGCGAGGGAGGAAGAAATAGGATGAGAGTCTATAGAATGTGCCACACCGACCACGACTACGGGCCAATAACAACCAATTCAGGTGATGTGATTATAGAGCTAAAAACCGAACTAGATGAATCGGGAGAAGATCAAGAGTGCGGATTCACTAGGGATAATTTACCTAAGCTGAAGAAATCACTAGAATCATTGCCAATAACGGGAGATATTAACGACGCAACCGCAATCGCTGTATTTGGCCCATATATGATACAGGCTGAAGAAATGACTCAAGAGGAATATGATAGCTTGCCTGAATTTGATGGGTATTAATTATTAAGGAGGAATAAGTAAGTAGGATGAAAACAGATTGGTTTGCAATATTTATAATTGTTAGCGGTGTTTTGTATTATGGAACTTTTTGTTTCTATCGTCAGTGGATGATAAGAAAGGAAGAGATTGAGAAGGAAGGTAAAGATGAATAAGCAATCAGCTAAAGACTTAATTGAAGAAAAATTTATCGACATTATGGCTGCCCAATTTGGCGTATCTGATGATGACGAAGCGAGGGGGATACTTAGGGATATTATTTTTAAGGGCGGAGGAGAGATTGGGGAGGAGAAATAACTATGAATAAGTATGAAAAATGCAAAGAATGTACATGGGGAACAAAGTCCGGGAACTGCGTACTAGTGGGAGATGTTAGGATAACATGCAGGGCGAATGAATTTGGTGAGTTTTCTCAGGTGGTAGAGATTGGGGAGGAGGGGGAATAAGCGAATGGGTATCGGTTACATTTCTAAGGAATATACATTCTGGTGCGGAAATGAAGAATGTGGAGAATGGGAGCAATTTAGTGGAAATAATAAAAAGGACACAATCGAATTCGCAAGGAAACATGGTTGGAGAAACACTACGCTATATGGCTGGATATGCCCCAAATGTTCTAAGGTTAGTAGGGGTTGAGAAGGAGGTGAAACAAGATGATTAACTGCGAAGGTTGCTCAATGCCTATACATGAAGGTGATGAAGTCCTAATTATTCAATGGCATGATGATTTGCCGGAAATGATTATTCATAAGAGTTTCTATTGTCTACTAAAGCTTGAGGAGATCAATGAGGGTATTGGGAGTTTTGAGGAGGGGAAGTAAGTTGAGTGATAATCCATATGTAAAGCAGCAAATGCAATCAATCCGGAACTTAATGGAGGTTCCCATAACTAACGGATGTAACTACTGCATGAAGGGTAAACAATTAATTAGTCATACCGTGCATAATAGATGGTATGTGGATGACGTAAAGTGTGAGTTACGAGCTAACAATGATTTGGTTTCCTCGGAACGCATCTATATAAATTTTTGTCCTATGTGTGGTAGGAGGTTAAAGTAATTATGACTAAATACCAGCACTACAAAGGTGGCATCTATACTCTTATATCGGCATCGGCATACCACACAGAGACGGATGAGCGACTTGCGATATATCAGAACAAAGGTGGAGAAGTATTCGCAAGACCTCACGCCATGTTCTTTGAGTATATTTTAGTCGATGGGGAGACGGTTCAGAGGTTTAAGGAGATAGATTCAGCTCCAAGGGAATATCCAATAATCAAAGGCAAGGATGCAGAAAAATTCGTGAAAAGACAAGAAAACTACATGAACAATCTATTGAAAAAGTATGGGAGGGTGAACAGGAATGAAGCAACACATAACTCCATCCCAAGCAAAAGAGATAACCGAAGAACAATTCTACTCTCTATTCAAAAATCAACATTGGGGAAGTGTAAGGCGCAAAGATTACGCCAATTATCATCACAAAAAGGTTACTATCGGGAAGTGTATCGAGGTACTTGAAGAACACGACAGATGCATTAATATAACAAATGCTGTATTCGGAGTAGAATACGATAATAAATTTACTTGGGAAGTGAGACTTCGCCATCTTGATAAATTAAATTATGAGGCTGAGCTTATAGATGCACTATGGCAAGCAGTTAAATCAATATTGTAGGGAGTGAAGAGGGATGGGAGAAAAGGAAATTCTCTTAAAAATAAACGAACTTATCAGAAAGGCTGAAGATGGAGACATAACGATAAAGGACGTTTATTATGCCATAAAAGTTATAATGCCTAGTGACCAATAGATTAAGGAATATTTCACATACTAATAGCACAAACAAATGCCATCCAGCTCGGATGGCATTATCTATTTCAAGGGAATGAACCGATTAAACATTCCTAAAGTAGTTACCTTCCTCTCGCCATAGTACGTAGTGTAAATAGTTCCAAAGTAAATATCCTTAGATGTCGTGGCTGAACTTATTAATGGCCCGCCAAAGAAAGAGACTAATCCACTCTCTAAGCCAGGTGCGCTGCGCTCTATCACCTTATCCTTTGCCCATGCTACATAATCGCTTCTAGGTGGGTTTGTGGCCGCCATCGCAACTAACACCACAGCTAATATAGCTAATCTTTTCATCATCCATCTCTCCTTTGCTCAAAATTATTATTACCTGAAAAACGAACAATTATGCAAAACAAATCCCTCTAATCATTGCGAATAGAGGGATTTGTTATCATGTCTAATCGGTCACTATATCGGTCGTTCTTTATATCAGTCACTGCATCGGTCGCCATAAACGACTGATGTACAAGCCAAAATACGCTAAATACCTATGATTTTTCTAGGAAAAAGAGGGTTAAGGGGGAATGATTAAGGATTCCAAAGGACAAGCAAGGGGGATTTACTTTAAGTACCTCACAGGGTCAACAGCAACCCCCTCCTTCCTGACCTCAAAGTGTAGGTGTGGGCCTGTTGATCTACCCGTACTTCCACAATTACCAATCCTAGAACCTGCGATTACAGGATAGCCAACTTTCACAGATAACCCACTTAAGTGACCATATAAAGTTTCGACTCCATTTCCATGATTCACGATAATCATATTTCCATAAATATCATCCCAACATACCTTGGTTACATCTCCCTCCCAATACGAAGTTACGGGAGTTCCTTCGTTGGCAGCTATATCAATTCCGTGATGGTCCACGCCGTTGAAGTATTTCGTTATCTTACCTTTCATTGGCAACTCATTACTACCTTGACCAATATTTGAAACTCTTTCTACTGTACCTTGGATAGAGTCTATCCTTGCGTTCAACCTTTTCAGGGTCGGAGCAAGATCCTGTATAGTAGTTAGTAGGCCCAACATGATAGCCACCATCGCAACCAAGTTAGCGAGTTGTTTTCTCTCTACAGCGATAAGAATTACATAGGCTATAAATGATGCTACCGCAATAAATACTATGTGGAAAATCCATAAAGCCACATTACATCACGCCTGTCGTAAAGTCGAAGAACTTCTTGAGCAACTGCCACGCTACGGCTACTACCGAAAGGATAGCAACAATTGTAGTTGCCGTTCTTAGCATTCCTGCGACCTGACCCTTATTCAATGCTCCTAAAATTAATTCCCCTAACCAAGATCCCACACCAAGCATAACTAAGATGATAATTACGAATCCAGGCTTACCTGGTCCGAATACCTCCCTTGCTGCTTCTGCCATTTAAGCATTCCTCCTTTATTTGATCTAATGAATAAACACGAAATTCAAGATTATGGGCATTCTCTTTATCAATTTTCTCCTTGATAGGTTTAACTCTTCCAGTAGTCACAACGATAATAGCAGGGAATCGCTTGGACAAGGGAACCCACCATTGATCCATATAGGTTCCTGAATTAAAAAGCTCGTTGTATTTTTTAACTTTCTTTGCAAAGTCGTTACCACTTCTATTAATATCCATTTCGACGAAATAGAAATACATAGCATCTTGCCATAGATTTTTTATCCCCACAAAAGCATCCGGCCGAATAGTCTTGTAGTCCTTAATCTCCCGGTCGAAGCAATGAAGTTTTTCCATATTGGAGAGAGTTGCGGTTATCCAAGTGAAGACCCACGACACGCCTAGAACATGCTCTAGCTGCCCCGGCCTACGATCTAGGTAGTAATGATATGGTTCACCTAGCCTTAGTCTATAACGATTGACTTTAGCGTGTGGTGGAGATGAAAGGATGGCAAGGCGGCGTTGAACTATGCGGAGACAATTACCTTTGAATAAGAGTAGGTGAATCATATCCGTAGTTAGTGCTGTTTGAGATTCTAGGAGGTCAACTATTGCCCTATCGCGGCGATAACATTTTTGGTGATTGCTCAATCTTTATCAACTCGCTTCGTACAATCATTGGCCTATTGTTATAGAGTTTTATCGCTTCGTCGGGTTCTAATAACAATGTTTGAACCTCTAATTTCTCAAGACCACATTTATAGATAGCTCTGCCTTTTATTGCTGGAAGGTGTGCCGCCTCATCACTGTCCAAGATCATCCTGGAGTTAATTATATCGGCCACAACAAAACATATCCTTCCGAGAAACATTGCTTTTAGATCACCAAACTTTTCAAACACTTTGGAGGATGGCCTCTGTGTGGCTGCAATCACATGTACTCCAACAAATCTCCCCATCCTCAGAAGCCTCCATAAGCTGTCTTGTGCATCTTCTGGCAAGTCTGCCCACTCGTCTATAATTAGGACTATATAGGGCATCTGGTGGCCTTTCTTGTGGTATTTCTTGATCTTAGCGCATGATGCTGACTTTAGAATCTTCTTTCGCTTATCCATCTCTTTATTCAGTGACTCGAACAAACCCTTAACTTGACTCATTTCGTCTACTACCAAAGCCATTTCATTAAGATAATCAAACTCAGTCGATTTAGGGTCGATGATAATCAAGTTGGTGTCCGGCCTGTAAAGGAGGATTGAGTTCGCGATAACATGGAGTTGATTCGATTTTCCATAGTTCGTTTCCCCGGCTGTTAGTAGGTGCGGATAATCCACAAGGTCCCTAACTATTAATCCTTTAGCGGATACACCTAATGGTAGTGGTAATTCCATCTTGGAATATTTAGTGTGGTCATAGAGAGAGTATGGGTACTTCTTTTTAAGTTCCTCGGTCATAACCTCCATGGTGACTAATTTTCCGTGCTTTTCGATATGGACTGAACCACCTGTTGCATCTGCAAATAGTTGAGTCTTTTTCTGAAAATCAGAGAATCCAGTTCCAGGAGGAAGGAAGATTCTAAACGTCCATACTTCACCATCTTTTGATTTATGGATAATTAAAGGTTTTAGTTCACCCTTGGAGTACAGGGCATCTACGCAATCCTGAACTGCTGCATGGGCATCATTGCCCTTACGATGGAGCCAAAGCGATTTAAGCTGGTCCCTGACTTCTTCTATTACGTTTTGCTGCTTCATCCATCAATCCCCTTTCAATCAATACTTTCCTCAGTCCGTCCCTAATCATGTCGGCTAGTTCTCCTTCTTCAAGGCTGAGACACATAATAGCTTGCCGAATATCCTTATCCCTTTTCCTTAACCTAGCCCTAAGAATTGATATATCGTCCATTTGTGTACCTCCTGGGTAATCGTTGTGTTACATGAAGGTATGGGATACTGTTTGTACTATATTCCTGTTAAATTTAGGCAAAAGAAAAACCAGACATATCATGTCCGGCTAAATAGCTTTCTCCACCAAGGATTATTGCGTTGTTGTGCTTCTTTTATTTCCGTCAGGCGTTGTAATACCTCATTATCTCTCTCCTCTACGCTCCTAGACCTATCCTCTGCTCTCTTATTGTGATCTGTTAGGGTTTGCCTTATACCCTCTATTTCCTCTTGTAATTCAAGGATTAGCTCGTCCCTCCTGCTTAACTCCTGCTGAAGCATGGCCCGTAGACTCTGCACTAAATCTTCTTGTTGCGTTGCCTCGGTGTTGTTGTCCGGTTCTTGCGTTGCTAAGTCGGTAACTATCATTCCGAATCTATTTTCCATTAACCCAACAATTTGATCTGCATCCAGCCCTTCGGAGTATGATTTACTAATAAATGAAAGCAGCTCTACGGTTGAATCTTGTTCGTATTTTATCTTTTTGCCTTCTCCTGTTGTTTTGAAGTAATTCCTAAACTCTTCCTTGTCTTTATAAAAGCGGGCCGAACTAACCCCAACTTTGGCTAATTCCGCACAGTCCTTGAGAGTTAAGTACACGACTTATGCACATCCTTTCTGTGGATAATATCCTCGCGCGTATTAATAATAAGATCACTCTTGTAAGAGTATTTCTTGTGGGGAAAGATTCTTTCGGGGTCCCAGTAAGATTCTTTCGGGGAGGGGGAAAGAATCTTACTGGGTTGTGGATAACTATTATCTCTCTTTCATCATCATTTCGTAGAGTGTATTAGGACTTATTAATCCTTCTTTTACGGATCGCTCAAGGTGTTCTGTGTCCTCAGAACAAAGAAAATACATCACCTTCTCGTCACCTGGCATTCCGGCCTTTACTATCCATATGTAACCGCGTTCCTCTAGCCACCTCATCCCAGCCGTAATACTTGGCCTTGATAATCTAGTTAGTTTTAATAGTTGAGGCATAGCCAGGTAATCCCCAACCTTCTCCCAACCCCAACACTTCCTAATAAGGGTAAAGTAGCATTTGAGGGCAGCAAAATTCGTAATATCTGGCATGAGTTGGTCAAATACTACGTTGGGTACTTCTGTATAGTTTTTCTTAGGGCGTGGCAATCTGAACATAACAAAAAACCCCTGTCAATTTCTATTAGGAAACTAGACAGGAGTTGTCAAATGTCTTATACTTGAATTAAACAGCACAAAACACAGGATAATTCCTGTCTGGCGGGCCTCTTCGAACATCACTTTGGCGGTGGGTAGTTCGAAGAGGTTTTTCCTTTTCCCTTTAATTCGACAGGTTCAACAAATTATCCTTCAAAATAATCACCCGAAAAAATAAGTAACAAACTCATACAAATACTGAGGGTCAAGTATAGTCAGTTCGTCATCCACTACTATCCACTTAAAGAATCCTGCTAAATCGCGTTCAACAATCATTTGCAAAACTTCCTTTCTTACCCTATAATACAATACATTTTCCCTGCCTTCAGGGGGTCTTTATGACCATAATTACGACTATATATTTACTTATATCTAAAAATGTGCAAAAAAAAGTGGGTATCCGATGTATTGCGATTGGATACTCACAAAAATATTCACTTAGACTTCATTTTTTTGATCGACTCCAGAAGATCACGAAGAAATTCGGGGTCTATTTTTTCGTTGTAAAGCTGTCGGGCTAACATAGCGTAAGGTAGACTCTCTTGTTTGGCAAAAAACTCAACCAGATCCTCCGGAAGGTCAACATTGTTAAGCTCGACCAGCTTACGAAGAGACATGATATTATTATCTAGCAGATATGCCGAGTCAACACCCAATGCCTTGGCTACCTTCTCTAATGCTCTGATTGACATGTTACTCTTTCCTGTTTCCGCATCAGACAAGTAGGATAAAGAAAACCCTGTTAGGTCGCGCAGATCAGCAAGGGTCATTCCCCTCACTGTTTCTCTAATATATCTAATCTTGTGGCCGTAGTCCATTTGACACACCATCCATTCATGTAAAGTATTATCTAATTATTAGTATTCTCATTTACATATGTTCGCTATAACTGAAATGAAAATATTTTTCCAATTATACCGAAATTGACTACTTTTAAGCTTGCTTTATCGCTGTCTCCGATATACAATAGGTGTATGTTCTGGATTGATAGTCTAGAACTCAGAAATCAAGTTATTCGGTATTACTTTAAGAGGGGGTGGATGAATTGACAATCGGCAGCCAAGTTCGCAAATATCGGAATAAAAAAGCGTGGACATTAAGCGAGCTTGGAGAACGCGCAAAGCTCAAAGGGAATACTTTGAGTGATATTGAAAACGATAAGTGCGACCCAAGTATAAAGTCGCTCAGAAGGGTAGCTGAAGCTCTTGAGATCGAAGTTGCCTGTCTATTCCAAACGGTGTAAATCTTTCTTTTTTATTTCTTTTAAAAAGATCCTCAACCCTAAACAAACCTTCCTATGCACCTTACCAATGCAACAGAAGGAAGTCATTTATATTTCTTTAATAATGATTGGGCACGCTTCCAATTCAACGATGTTACCAGCATCGTAAAAGCGAAAGCATGCCAAAGGAGCAACATTGCTCTGAGTAATTTTTCGTCCCACCACAGAACGATCCGGCTATTTCAGTAGCCGCGTCAAACACTACCGTAACCCAAGGGGCTTGTTTGCTACGCTCTTGTTTAACTGTGTTCATCTTACACTATAAATAATAGCTTGGCAATAGGTTTTTCAATTAATTTATGACATTTTTGCAAAAAAGTATTAGAAAATGTATGTTTTGGAATCGTTTCGTCAAGGAGGGGAAAGAGATAGAAAAGGCACTAGTAGGAGAATTTAAGAGGCTGACAGGCTACAACGGTGGCGATATTGCCGAAAGATATGGAGTTAGTAGGCAGTTCGTCCATCAAGTGCTCAATAATCACTCGTTGACTCATAAGGCGAGTTCGGCTTTCTTCCTCAATTCAATGATCGGGGAAAAGATTTCGTCACTGAAAAAGCAGGTGCAGGACTTGGAGTTTTTACAAGTTAGTATCGAGGGAAGCGTAAATAACGTAATGACTAAGGAGGATTTAAGTTGAACATCCGAACTGAAAATTGGCTAGGCCACGAAATCCGTTTCGTGGAAGTTAGCCCTAATGACTGGTGGGCAGTACTGGCGGACATAGCGAAAGCTGTGGAATTATCAGCCAAGGGAATTAGGCAGAGATTACCGAAGGATGTCATTTCAAATTGCCCCCTTAAAACATCAGGCGGTATACAGGAGATGCTTATCGTTAATGAATACGGGATTTACGAGGCAATCTTTGAAAGCCGCAAAAAGGAAGCCAAGGAATTCAAGCGATGGGTTTTTGAAATGCTCAAGCAACTTCGCCAAGCTACTAACTTAGAAGGTTTCCAGATATTCCGTATGCTTGATAAGGAACACCAACGTGAAGCTATGACTCAACTTAAGGTTAATTTATCTCAACCTATCAAAGTTGACTACATCAAGGCCAACACGGTTGCCAACAAAACGGTATCTACAATGTTCGGTTATCCCAAGATGATCAAGAAGGATGAAATGACACCTGAGATGTTAGTGCAACGTCAAGAAGTCCTCGGTGAAACTGTAAACCTTATGGGGGTTAATGAAAAGTTTAATTTGGATCTCTCAATTAGCAAGACGGTTCAGGGGAAGTATTTGAACTAGGTGGGCAAGGGGGATTAGTAGTGCATTGTATCGGCGGAGAAGTTATCCAACCTGATCTAACAGCAAAATTTCTAAAGGAGAATGAGCAATCTTTTGAGGTTGGCAAAGCGTATTTCTGGTCAAGTATGCTGAACGACAGCATGAAACCTTCTAAGTGGTTGACTCCCACAAGGAATGGTTCAAGGGTAAAATTTGATTCAATTATGGATAAGCAACAAATGGAAATAGCGAAAGGAGAACTCAAGGGTTACCTGAGCTACTTAAACGAGAAATACGGAACTGATTTTTCTCTAATAAAAGAGCAGACAAATAAGGGGTGAACCAAATTGAAATCTAACAATCCAGCAAACCAAATCAGTCAAGCCGCCAAAGCTCGCGGCCTATCCTACTGGGAGTACATCGAATCAACTCAACCCCATCATGTGCAAAAGTTCATTTGGGGCGGCAAGAAGGAAACTCGCAAGGAGAAGCGTGAGATGGATAACATACTTAATCTAGCGTTGACCGGGTCCACTAGCCCCATGATGAGGATTATGTCTCAAATGAGAAGTTTGATTGAGAAGAGGAGTGCTTATTGATGATGTTTCCGTCCGACTCATGGGGTAAGCTCGGTGCTACATGGACATCTAGTAGGCCAGTTATGGTTCCAGTAAAACCAAACCGCAAAAAGAACCGCAAATTAGCTAGGCAAATGCGAAGAATGAGGAGAAGCACAAAGCCAATAGTTCAGACAAAATCTTCCAAGCTAACCCTATGTATCCCTAGATTCAATTTAGTTCTTGGAAATGGAGACGTTAGGTCTTGCAGCGATTGCGCTAATACCTGGGGTCTGTATAGATTTCCTTGCAAAAAGTGCTTTGAGGTAAGTCCTTTAGACACAGGAACGAGCTATTTCTTGCCAAAGGAGTGATTCTAATCCACCACCAGAAAGGGGCAAGTCTATTGCGTAAAGATCAGGTCAGAAGGCTAAAGTATCAAGAAGCCCAACGCATCAACTCGAAGTCCATTCCATGTTTTAAGGATGTCCTGAAGTCGGTTCAGTTAACTGAAGGCCAGTTGAAAGTTTTCACAGCGAAACTAATTAAATAAGAGGAGGAAGAAAATTGATTTATGCCATGAACAAAACTTTTTACAAGGAACTCAGAAAGGTTTGTATTATCGATAAGAACATCGTTTCTTACATCAACCAAACTTTTGGATTGAACCGTGAAATAACCGAAGTTCGCGTAATCGGTTAATTAAATAAGGAGGACAAGCACATGAGAATTGACATTAACGAAGAAATCTGTCTCACATCAGATTCGGATCAAATCACCGTTAACATGAAGCGTACTGTCACGAAAAAGGACAGTGAAAACTTTGGCAAGGAAGCTCTCGTACCGTTGGCTTATCTGAAGAATCTTCCGCAGTGTGCTAAATTCCTGATTGACCATAAGGTTAGGGTATCGGATGCTACTACGTTTAAGGAGTTGCTTGAAGAGGTTAGGGAGTTCAAGAGGGAACTTATGGAGTTGTTGGATATTTAGGAGGGATGTCAAATGGTACAACCACAACCAACTCAACGGTGCATTTGTGGTCGCACGATGATCTTTCCAGATGGAGAAATAAAGACAGTCTGCCAATGCTCTCGCGTCTGGGAAATTAGCACAGAGGGGATATGGTTCACGAATCTAATGTTCCCATTTTGCCAGGGAGAATGTTCTAGGCAGACGAATGTGCCTATTGTGGCAAAGGTTGAGCGAGTGAGAAATAAGCGGAAGAGGAAGGCGATGAAATGATCCACAAGGAAGGTGGTTGGAAAGAAAAGTATGTAATACTCAAACCGACAAAGGTGACATGTACAACTTGCGACTCCAACAAAACAGACTGCGGAATGGCTTGTGATGGTGAAGTTAAGCTAATGGAAGTGGATAAAAATGCAACATATTTTGTTCTTCGCCTAGACACCGACCCACACGCTAGGGCGGCTGCTAGGGAATACGCGCGAAGCGTCTCTGATGAAAATATTCAGTTATCTAGGGATATTTACCGAAAGGTTTATGAATGCGCTGACAAGCTTATAAAGGAGGGAAAGCTGTAATGTTAAAAAGATTAATCAAGGCCATCGGCTATCAAGCGTCAAAAATAGGCTGGATCAACCGCGAAATCCAAGCTTACAAAATCGAGCAGGAAAAGAAGGTCATCAAGGAGCGTATCAAGCACAACAAAGCTGATTTTACCGAGTTAATGCGGTGTGGTAATACGGTTCGAGGCGAGGATAAGGAAGATGGCAGGATGAAAGTTGTAGCGGTGGATTATGTTGGTAGGGGGAGAGTTGGGGAGCCGTTTAACCCGGTGTTTACGAGGATGAACTGTATTAATTGGGCAGAGAAGTCTAAGAAGGTTGGGGATGGGTATTGAGTGGACTAAGGTTCGTCGACCTATTCTGTGGCATTGGCACAATCAGAATGGGAATGGAGCAAGCATCCCACGAATGCGTTTACTCGGTTGAATGGGACAAGCATAAACGAAAGATATACTCAATCATTTTTGGAAAGGAGCCAGAAGGTAGTGACATTCGAGCAACTAACGCTAGAGATATACCAAGAGCAGATGTGTGGTGCTTTGGGGCACCCTGCCAAGATTTTTCCATTGCAGGAAAGCGAGCAGGAATGGAAGGAGAAGGGTCATCCCTTGTACTCGAAGTTTTTCGACTCATCAGGGAAACCACGGAAGAAGATCGACCCAAATACCTTATCTATGAAAACGTTAAAGGAATGCTTTCTTCAAACAGGGGAAGAGATTTTCTCGGAATCCTCGATCAAATGGTCTCGCTCGGCTACGATCGAATTGAATACAGTTTGCTCAATTCCAAAGATTTCGGAGTCCCCCAAAATAGGGAAAGGGTGTTCGTTGTTGGACATCTTAGAGGAAGAAGTTCTGGAAAAGTATTTCCTCTCGTCAGTACAGACAGAGAGGTTACTGCAAACATTAAGTGTCTCGGAAACTTAATGCCAAGCGGAAATAAAAACAATTCAGTACCAGGTAGGGTTTACGATGCTGAGGGAATTAGTCCTTGCTTGCGAACTCCAACGGGCGGTATGACAACTCTGATAATCGTGATCCAGAAAACCCATGGAGCAACAACAACTATTCATTATAACGAAACAGGAACACTGCAAGCCGCTAGATTGGACAAGGTTCCGTGCGTGGTAGTCCATAACGAACTTAAACTCACCGATATATCTAACTGCATTGACGCTAACTACCACAAAGGGTTAGATAACCACGGGCAAAGGACTGGGATGATTCAGATGGCGAGAGGTTTTAATCAGGGAGGAATCCACGAAATATCTCCAACCCTAACTAAGAATAGTTGGGAGCAGAACGATCATTTATTGCAGAACTCCAGAATTCGCAAACTGACCCCAAGGGAATGTTGGAGACTCCAGGGAATCCCCGACGAAATTACAGATAAAGTAATCCAAGCGGGAATAAGCGATACGCAAATGTATCGCGGTGCCGGGGATGCTTGTACCGTAAACGTAATTTATGAAATTGCCAAAAAACTCACATAGAAAGGAGCAACCAACATGAGAAAACTAACCAAAGATGAACTCTCATCCATCCAAGATCTAGAAGACAGCTCACTCATAGAGCAGTGGTCGATCGACGGTCATTCCAGCTCACTAAGGCGCGTAACGGTCATATCTAAGGTTAATGCGAGCTGGAACGAGATAGATGCCTTGCTGAATACTATCTTCCCTGAATTAGAATATCGAGGCAAGGCAGGAATTAGTGTCGAGGATGGAGTTATCTCGGAATACTTCTCGATTGATGTTGATAGAGAAACCCTAATCAATCTTGTGATCAAGAAGTCTTTTGAGCAAAAAGAAGGAATCTCCGCGCCAACAGAGATTCCGACTGACAAGGAAACTACTCACTTAGATTGTATCATAGGAAACTCAATAGCAGAACTAGTTGGGCCGTGCAGCATTGAACAAATAATTAAGCAGGAGGGGTAATAATTGAACATATCAGAAGTTCAGGCCAAAGAAGTCTGTAAAATCGGTCAAGGAAATGAATGCTGCCGCTATCTAACTCTAAGTTCATTAGGGTTTCTATGCGGCAAACACACAGAGCTAAGAAGTGTATTAAATGCAAAGGTGGACAGGGGAGAAATGGTAGCACAGGGGGATAATTGCGAGGGGTTGACTGGTGCGGAAGTGTTCAGGGTATGACCGAAAACATCTTCCGTGGTCGGGAATGGTACAGGGAATTTAAAGAGCAGGACCACGAACATGGGGAATGCACTGAAGAACCGGAAGAGGAAATAGACTTGGAGGAATGCCCGTACTGCGAACATAATAACCATTGTCCCGGTGGATGCCAAACAGGAGCGTTGCATCATTGGAAATTCGAGAAGAAGGAAGAGGGATAATGTATGAATTGGCTAAATGATACCGAACTAACTGAAGCTAACGACATGCTTTTTACGGGCGGAACAGAGGAAAAGGAACATTTCAAAATAACAGACCTGCAAACCTTAAATTGGGCCATGCGTAAACTTTCTGTATTGGACAAAAAACGAGCAGAAGAGGTTGCTGTTACCAATGCAGAGATTGAGCGCATACAACAATGGTTCACCAAGCAGGACAAGCAGTATCAATACAGCAAGGAGTACCTCGAAAGACTTATTGGGGATTACGCAGAAACACAACGCGTTGAAGATCCTAAGTGGAAGGGTAGTAAGACTCCTTACGGAAAGATTAATTTCCATAAACAAAAGGATCAGTGGGAGTATGACGAGGAGGCTTTAGTAGCCTACTTGGAAAAAGAACGCAAGACATCATTACTAAAGGTTAAAAAGGAACCTATAAAAGAGCTTATTAAGGATTTCTTTACCCTTAGTAATGGGCATTTAATCAATGAAAATACGGGCGAGATAGTTCCCGGAGTGACTATTACCGAGCGTGAGGCTAAATTATCCATAAAGTTGGAGGGATAAGTGTGAATAAATCTGACAGCATAGCGAATCTAGCCCAAGCGTTAGCTCTATTCCAAGGCGAGGTATCTAATCCAAAGAACAGCGCAAATAACCCATTTTTTAAGAGCAAATATGCGCCTTTAAACGAGGTTATTAACACAGTTAAGCCTATTATGGCTAAACAGGGGTTAAGCGTCCTACAAAGCCCTTCTGGTGATGGTGAGAGGATTGTGATCACTACCCTCCTAATGCACTCGTCGGGGGAATGGATAGAAGGTGACCCCCTCATACTTAAAGCTGATAAGGTGACAGCGCAGGGAGCAGGGAGTGCAATAACCTACGGAAGACGCTATGCGCTCTCAGCTATATTGGGTATTACGAGCGAAGAAGACGATGATGCCAACCATGCGACAGGAAATAAAGAAAAATCAGATACTAATCAAAAGCCAAGGGAACCGGATGTAAAACCTCAGCAGAATAATCAAAAACCAATAAACTGGCCAGCATTCTGGCAGGGTTGCAAAAACATTGGCTTTACTCAAGAAGAAGTTCACGAATTCGCCAAAGTTAGCAGCATTAAGGATTGGGACAGATCGAAATTAGATAAACTTCTCGTTGATCTTAAGGCAAGTAAATCCAGTCTTTCAGCATCGGAAAGTAAGTAAATAAAGGGGTAGCCAACAACTACCCCAATCCTCAGAGGTGATGCAATTGGATTACCAATACTATATAACCCCCTCAGACTACGCTAAAGCCCTCTCTAATGGTATTAGCTACAATCTACTTACCAAGCGCGTCAGAGACTACGCATGGGGCATAGAGAGGGCTACGACAACGCCACCGCAAAGCCATAGTAAGTGGAATGGATGGCTTGAGGTAGCTAAACAAAACGGTATAAGCCATTCTACTTTTTACACGCGGATAAACAGGGATGAGATGTCGCCAGAAAAAGCAGCTACAACCCCGATTACACCGCAACATGTAATTAGCCAAAAGATGTCAGAAAAAACACGGATATATCCTAAGAAATATGCAGACATGGCGATTGCTAATGGAATATCTCGCTATGCATTTGTCGAAAGAATGAGTAGAGGGTGGGAACCATTGGATGCGGCAACAAGGCCGATAGATACAAGCCGATGGAGTAAGGAAAAGAAGGAGATGGCAAGAAAATGAGGGCAATGGGTATTACACGCAAAATGGACAACCTTAATCGTTTGGTGATCCCAAAAGAGCTGTGCAAGTCGTTGAATATTGGGGCAGGTACTCCGATGGAGATACTTGCCAATGACAAGGGGATATACCTAAAGAAGTCGAGCGTTGGATGCACGTTCTGTCAGAGCGTGGATGATGTCGTAGCGTGGCATGGGGTTTTGGTTTGCAAAGTATGTGCCGGGGATATTTTAGCGAAGAGCGTGAAGGAGAGTGTTGGAGGATGAAAACGGGTGAAATGTATACCTATGTTCTGAATAATCCAGAAGCTAGATTCCATAGGCTTAACATGAATAATGCTTCTTACGGGTTCGTAAACGGTACTCTTGTATATGGCGAAACCAAAATAGCTACAGAGGTTCCGCGTCCTGATGAGGATTGGGAATTAGTTCCTCAAGAAGTAACGTGGCAGGAAGCTATACAGGGATGGTTGGATGGTAAGTCGTTTTACATTGAACTTGGAGGTACGAGATACACGCAAAGTAGAGGAAGTAGATTGGGTTGCTTCAATAATAATCTACTTAACGGCTTTGGTGGTGGACTCTTCAGGGAAGGAAAATGGTTCATCGTAGGGTAAAAATAAAGCAGAGATTAATCCTCTCTGCCGACTGAATCCTTATTTTTATCCTTGTGCTTTTTAATTAAATCCTCTATAGCTTCATCAAGTAAACGAGTAGCAGGTATTCTTGTCTGTTCTGCTAATTCCCTGAAATCTTTAAGGATTTTCTTATCTACTGAACCGCCATAGCGTTCTCTATTCTTCAGTTCACCCATATCAAATTCCCCCTTTTAACGTATTATACCACCTTATGCGAAGAATATACAGCTTATGATTTGTTCTTGAAGCTTATGATTAATTGTGATATAATATTAATATAGGAAGGAACGAGGTGAAGGTAAGTAATTGGGCAACATAAGGAGTCCTTGTCACTATGAATTAAAGCAATCGAAATAATTAAAAATAAGGAGTGAGAACATTATCAAAAACTATAGAAAAAGCGTTCTTGAAATGGCAAAAGGTGCCTTAATTGAGCAGTTTAATACTGAGTTCGTAAAGATCGGCTCCAATATCCTTGACCCGAATACGGATGCCACTAAGGCCCGTAAAATTACCCTGACATTAACCTTTAAACCGGATGAAAACCGTGAATTCATTGGGTGGGAAGCTCAGGCCAAATCAACCCTTGCCCCTGTCATGCCGATTGCAACGAGGTTCTTCTTGGGTACAGATAAAGACGGAATTCCTGTCGCTACGGAGATTGTTCGCGACGATCCAAATCAAGTCCATATCTTCGACGAACCGGAAGATGGTCAACCCGAAGTCCAAGAATCGAAAGTATTAAAATTTGGGAGTGTGAAATAAATGATCAAAGCAGCTTTACAGTATATAAATTCCTTCCGAGATACGGAAATTACAGAACACAATGGGTTCCAATTCTCTAATCGTCAACTCATTCAGCTTCCCGAAGATGCGCCAAGTATATTCTCCACAAAGACACTCGCAAGCCTTGTTGAACTAATCCTCAAGGAACACTCTCACAACTCTCTGAATGACCTTATCGTCCACATTGATAGTCCCACTAAGGTAAATGTCCACACAACTCTTCGCGGGCACCTTGACCGCTTTAGCCTTTATACCGCAACAGCCGAGCTGCCACGCATTATCCTTGATAGTTACATCAACCTTGAGGCCATGAACATCTTGTTAAAAAGTGCATTTGTGCAAAACGGGACACGGGACGAACTCATTAAGGTCCTTGGACAAGTCGTTGAGGATGCGATAAAAACTAGCGTTGACGATGGTATGTCGCAGACCGTAACCGTTAATACTGGTGTTCGATCACTTGCCAAGATGGAAATGCCTACAATTGTGAAGCTGGCACCTTATCGGACGTTTATCGAAGTCTCCCAGCCTGAAGGGGAATTCCTACTTCGCCTAAGAAAAGGGCCGGAGGCGGCGTTATTCGAAGCAGATGGTGGAGCGTGGAAGATGGCTGCACGACAGAATATTAAACAGTATTTCGAGGTTGCGCTTGCCGGATTAATTGAGGCCGGAAGGGTTATCGTTACTGAGTAACGCATATATCGACATCTTGGGAACCAACTACATAAAAACAGGGTTCCCACTTTAAATGATAGAGGATGATTAAAATTGAAGCACAGTGTATTAGGTTTCCAGCAAACCAAGTTAATTGAAAACGGTTTAAGCGTAGAGGATGCCTTTGTACTCAGAGTGATTAAGGATATGTATTCTTCAGCCACTATGGAATTCAAAGACTTTGATGGGATTAAATACATGTGGATCAATTATTCTTACCTATTAGACCAAATACCAATTATCGGAAGTAAGAGAAACTTAATGCGGAAGATTGAACTATACGGAAAAGAATATCTTCTACTTAGAACACTGGAAAAAACAAGAAAGGGTAAAAAGGGGAACTTTTCCTATATATCCCCCACTGCCAAATTAGATGAATTACAGGATTATGACCTTATGACAGAATCGCATAAGGGTTATGACAAAACTGACATAAGGGTTATGACAGAATCGCACAACAAAGATACTTCTATTAGTGATACTTCTATAAAAGATATATCTCTTGTCGATTTCTTTGAATTAATCTGGAAGCTCTATCCCAAAAAAGAAGGTAAGGGTGGAGTTAGCAAAACTCAAAAGGAAAAACTGCACAAGATCGGTATCGAAGAAATGACAAGGGCTATTAGCAGGTACATCAAAGCAAAAGTGGGAGAAGACAAGAAGTACCTGCAAATGGGAAGCACCTTCTTTAATAGCGGATATGTAGATTACTTGGACAAGAACTATCAGACGGACAAGCCCATACGACCACCCATGAAAATCATTGTAGAGGATAGAGACTAGAGGAAGTGTCGGTATCTTGAATAATGACATCGAGACAATCAAATTAAATTATGGGCAAAGTTCAAGGGACATCATTGCTTCTGGAATTGGATTAAGGAATAAAGGCAAGATGTATCATTGCCCAAATGTTTACGAACATAACAATGGAGATAAGAATCCTTCAATGAGTTGGGACCCGAACGCTCTACAGTTTTATTGTTTCGGATGCAACATGAAGATCGACATATACGGCTACTACAGGAACCACTTGAACTATTCCCATCAAGAAGTTGTAAGGGAGCTACTTGGAACCACGGATCATAAATCCACAACAATGCAAGTCAATCGGGATGTATTCGCTCAAGAGTTAGGAAATATCAGGCCAATTACTCCAGAGTGTGTCGATTACATCAAACTAAGGGGCCTCACGGAAGAAACTATATCCAAGTTCATCCTAATGTCATGTCGTGGAGAGATAGCTTTCCCCTACTACAAGTTCGAAACAATAGTTGGGTACAAGTTAAGGAAACCGATTAAAGACCCTCCTAAGCCTAAGCTAACGTCTCTCACGGGGTCTAAGCCATACCTTTTCAATGCTCAAAATGTTGTTATTGGAACAGAGTTGATAATTTGCGAAGGTGAATTTGATTGCATGTGTATCGACCAATGCGGATATAGCAACGTGGTTAGCGTGGGGGCAGGGGCTAATAGTATGGCTGCGCTCTTGGAACAGTCTAAGGAGTTTTTAAATTCATTTGAAGTCCTGATAATTGTTTCTGACAATGACGAATCAGGAAGCAACATGGATAAGACTTTCATAGATATGTTCGGAGAAAAAGCCAAGCTGATAGATAAAAGATTGTACGCCAAAAATGACATCAATGAGGAATATGTCTTATTCGGAAAAGAAAAGATTATTAAATTAGTAGAAAGCGCAAGATTCAAGATCGAGGGCAGAAGGGACTTAGACAATGACCCATACAGAGGGTTAACAAGTCTTACTGGAAGATATATTCCTACTGGCCTAAACTCCATAGACGATGCCATAAACGACTTAGCCCCAGGATGCGTTACGTTGATTGCAGGACGTTCTAACGGAGGAAAGACAACCCTCACTAAGCAGATCATGGCAAACGCAATAGATAAGGGAAATAAAGTCTATCTGATGAGTGGCGAGGGAAATACAGAAAAGCTAATTAACGAAATTTATCAGTGCGTTATCGGTAGGAACAACGGCTACTACGACATCATCAAGGTTAATAAGAAGTATCACAAGGAACCGAAGATAGAAATATTAGAAGCATTGAAGCGATGGCACAAAGGTAAATTCACCCTATTCAACAAGGGAGAATCTAAGCTTAAAACTATTGACCAACTATTCAAGATGGTTGAGGTTGAGGTAAAGGTAAATAAGTTCGACTTAATTGTGATAGACAATCTGATGAGTATCCTTTCTGTTCAATCGGCAGAGAAACTAGAGGCACAAGCCGACTTCCTCCAAAGATGCCATAACCTAGCTGACTTATATCACACTCATATAATCTTAGTTCTGCACCCTAATAAGACCTATAAAAAGGGTGATGATATGGATTTTGAGCAGATTAGCGGTTCAGCAGACATTAGTAATAAGGCAGACAATATAATATCTGTTATTCGCGAGTATGATCCGGTGGAGATTTCAGCAGGTGTAAGTGGAAAGATATGCGTCTTAAAGAACAGGTATTATTCAGACATCGTTAAGTGTTTTGTTCACTTCGAGGAAGAAACAGGACTCCTGTTGGAGATTGATGATAAAGCAAATGCGGCACTGGCTTATAAATTTCACTGGGACAAGCACTTGATAGAAAAAGAATGTCCATGGGACGTGAAGGAGTGATGTGAATGTTGATTATTAATACCGATACCATAATTGAGGAAAAAAGAAAGGATATTACAACCCATTTAGGGTTTAGTAAGTGCGAAAATTGCGGTTATATAAATTGCGAAATTACCGGAGCTAAGAACGGAAAATATGTTCGTTTTTACAGGAAGCATCTGCTTGCATTGTGTGATGAGTGCGTAGATAAAAAGAATGGTCATTCTTGGAATTAAAGGAGTGAATGAAATTGACAGATACGCAAGCGTATTGGTTAGGACTTCGTGACGACAGGGAGAGAGAAATATTCGTTGATGCTTTCTGGTTAGGGATTAATCCTGACAATGACTTGAGAAAGCAGGTGAGCGAATTTGAAGCAGAGTGGAGAGGAAGAAGAGTCTCAACGGAAACGGTATGACGAGTTGTATTCCAGGGTTCACAAGGCTATCGAATGGCTAGATGATCCGATCAGAACCAATGAAGAGGTTGAAAAATGGCTGTCTATTTATGAAAAAATGTTTGATGAGTGGATGGCTGAAGGGAGATTGGTGTGTAATGGGAAAAGATGAATTCGACGAGATCATGAAAAACATATCCAGATTGGTCGGCGTGCTGAAGAAAATTGAGAAGAGATAAGGAGGAACCCAAATGCGAACAACCTTCAACGAAAAAATAGCCTTACAACTCTACAACTCTGGCAAAAACGATACCCAAATAGGTGAAGTTGTAGGAAAAGCCTCTAACACTATTGCACAGTGGAGGCATAGGAAGAAGCTTCCTGTCAACATTGGTAACTTGGCTGACGGGACATACCAAACCGGGGTGAATTATCGCGATGTACTGGAACCGGGACAGGTGGATGATATGAGCACGTTTCTTATTCACTTGCTCAGGGCCGGAAAACAAGCTGTGAGGGCAGGGGTTAAACCGGATGTCATGGGATTTATGGAGGTTTATGCTGGCAGAACTAAGATGTGGTCAGAGGAAAGACGGAGCGAGAAGAGGGGGATGGTGGCGAGATGAGTAAATTAACTAGGGATGAGATTATGGCTAGATGGGATGCGTCCACATCGAGGGAACGCGATGCTTGGGTGGCTAAAAAGGTAATGGGATTAACGATGTCCGAACTGTCCATGAATTCGTATCCCAAGGTGGTTAACCCGAACAATGAGGCATATATAATGGCGGTTGATTATTACTCAACCGAGATATCCGCAGCCATGGAAATAGTTGAAAAGCTAAAACATACTGAAGGGTTTAAATACTTCTGCGTTTCCATGATGGAAGGTGGAAAATTAACCGTTGGATTTATTTTAGGAGAAAAAACAAGCGGAACGGAACCGATGTTGTCTTTATCTGAGGGAATATGTAAGGCTGCGCTATTGGTTATGGAGGGTAAGGGATGAAAATAGAGTGCATCAAGGATGTAATTATGAATATTACTTCGGACAAGGCATTTACCGCTGGTTTAACGTACGAAGGATACCGCCACACAAACCCTGATTCTTTCGACGAAACTCTTTGTGCTAAGAATAATTTCGGAATGGGGCATCATATCAAGGATTATCCAGACTTAGGGGATAACGAATTTTTTGATAAACATTTTAAGATAGTCAGTGAACCAAACTACTTCGACGAAGCCCGAAAACTCCTCCCCCTCTCAAACTGCCTAAAACGTCACTACGCCTGTGTAATTGTTAGGGGTGGCCACATTATAGCCAAGGGGTACAATAAGTCGCTTACAGGCTGTACTACGTGCGCTAGGGAAGATATTGAGCATAATGTTGGAGACTATGCGGAGTGCAAATCAATCCACGCAGAGCAAATGGCCATGATTGGGACGGAAGAGAGCCTTTATGGTGCTGAGTTATACCTAGTATGCTCGGATGAGGTTGATCCTATACCATGTCCGACTTGCCGGAAGATGATGGATTGGGCCGGGGTTAAATTGATGAGAGAAAAGGATGGCGCAATATGAGCAATAGCAAATACACAAAAATGTATACTCTGCCTACTGGCGAGGAAATAGGAGTTCTTGAATCATACGAAGGAAGATATATTGCGGTTCCGATTCAGAGGATATACACAGATGAAAAACATGCAGACAAGAATCAGGTTATGTCCGAAAAATGATCTAGTTTATCTTGTCCAAGGATTGAAAAGAGCGTTAGTCTTTTTGACCGAGAATCACACGAGCTATATTACGCTACTGATACATCGGTACTAGCCGAGGATATGCAATGGGTTGAATATCCAAATGTTAATTATTATGACCAACAATGTTGCAACACGAAAGCCACAACGAAGGTCGAGATTATTTTACAGGTTGATGAATTTTCAAGGAGATTATTTAGGGAATGGTCAGGAAATACATCTTGCTATGATTTAATGCAAGACCTATCTGATGATCTGTGGGAAGAGTTTTGCGAGGGGAGGTATGGAGCCGTTCTGCACAATAAGGATGGAGATGATATTAAGTCAATCAAAAAGGGATCACGCAGAAAAATAGAGACCGTAGGGCTGGAAATGTACACAAATGAAGGAGAATCATGTCTGATTGAATTTGAGAGTGAGGGAAAAATAGGGGACTCTATTGTTAGTGTGAGGGTTATTGGTTTCAAGAATGAAATCATAAAGGATGCTGAAGAATGAAACGCGGAAATATGCGAAGTTACGGAGAGGATTATGATCCTAAACCGTGTCCTACTTGTCGGAAGATGCTAGATTTCGCGGTGGTAATACAGATCAAAGAGGTGAAATGGTGTGGCAAGAAGTCATTTGGACAAAGAAAAGGCACTACAACTTTGGCTTAACGGATTGCTCGACAAAGAAATTGGCAAAGAGTTAGGATGCAGCGCAAACACTATATGGGCATGGCGAGATAAAAACGATTTGCCGAGTAATGTAGGTATTTTTAGCTGGGATAAAGGCTATCGTGAGGGGGTTGAGAGGGTATGTAATGGATAGGAATCCATACTTGGACGGAACACCGGATGAATTTATCGAAAAGAATCTTGGATTAGCTCGACATATTGCTTGGAAATACGTTAAATCTCGTAAAGATCGTGACCCTGATGATATCCTGAGTGTCGCCAATCTTGGGCTAGTTAAGGCATATCAAGGATTTAATCCAGAGGGAAGAACTGGTCAAGATGGCAAAGAGATTACATTTGCGGCATACGCAGGGAGTACAATTCACGGATTCATCATGACATTCCTTCGCGTTGACCGTCCTATCCACCTCGGGAGAAGAGCTATTGACCTAATCGCTAAGCTAAATTCCGCAGGATTAATCGGGAATGAAACCATTGAGGAAATTGCAATAAAAGCAGGGATTAGCACCAAAGAAGCCACTGAGGCGGTTATGGCAAGTGTTGCGGTTAACACCGATAGCATGGATCGTGAAATAGTCACAGAGGGTGGAAATATTACCCTTGGGGATATGTTTGGAAAATGTGACGAGATAAACGAAAGTCAGGAAATAGTTGATGATTTTGTTACACAATTACCACCTAAACTTAAAGAAATATACAGACTACGCATAGTTGGAGAAAAAACGCAAAGAGAAATAGCGGATATCATGGGACTTAGTCAATCGTATATCACTAGGCTTGAAGAAAAACTAATGAAAACAGCGCGTCAATATGGAGATGTGCAAAAAAGATTGGAGGATGAAGCTATGGGCAGAGAAATATCACCTGAGACAAAACTAATGCGCGAAGAGGTTGATACTTTTGCTAAATTTGGCACAATCGGAACTTATGAGGATGTCGCGAATAAGTATGGAGTCGGAAAAAGCACGGCCTATGCTTGGATGAAAAAACTTATGAGTGAAGGGGAGGTGAAGAGGGTGGAGGCAGTTACTGAGGTAAAAGAAATGAAGATGGAAGAGACGACTTTTTTCGAAATACCCAATACACCGGAGAGCTATCAAGCGATAAATGAGGCCGTAGGGGTCACAGAAGGGGTTGTCTTGCCGTTGAAGGTTGAGGGGGTGGAGGAATGTATTGAGGAGGTGAAAGTCGAGCCGGAAAGGGAATATACAGATTGCTTTGGACAATACGATGTTTCCTGTGAATTAACTCCTTGTGGAAGAATTAGCGAATGTAGTTTTGTTAAGGAAAATCCTATTAAGAAAACAAGGGATGATCTCGGAGGGTTGGCTGAACCGGAACCAGCGTGGACTCCTGAGTATTCAGGACGTATACCGAGAAGGATGAGCGACGAAGAAGAGAGAAAATTATTAGATGCAATTACGGGTTTAGATACCGAAGAATTGGATGAAGAATTATGGATAACGGTTACCGATGACCTTAAGGGGTTACGCGAACGAATGATTATGCGAGCTGAAATTAAGTTTAATGAGAGAATTAATCAAATTTTGGGAGGAAGATAGTATGCTGAATCGTGCTGTATTAGTGGGTAGAATTTGTAGGGAAATTGAGCTTAGGTACTCGGGCGCAGGTGTCGCAATTGCAAATTTTACTCTTGCGGTTGAGCGTAATTTTAAGAGCGCAAATGGCGAGCGTGAGACAGACTTTATCCCCTGCGTTACATTTAAACAATCGGCTGAATATGCGGCGAACTACCTAAAAAAAGGAAATCTTTGTTCAGTGGATGGTAGGATACAGGTCCGCACATACGATGGTAGCGATGGACAGAAACGATGGGCAACTGAGGTGATTGCGGATAGCGTCAATGGTTTAAGCCCAAGGGAACAGGAGAGCAACAACGCAACAGAAGGAACACCTGCAAGCTCATTTGGGAGAGAAGTACAATTAGATGATGATATCCCATTTTAAGGAAACTAAGTAAATAAATAGGGGTGCGCGGAATGTCCACCCCTTAAAAAGAGGAGGAAGTCGGGATGAGCGATGTTAAGTTTACGCCTGGTCCATGGATGGTAAATAATTCACCTGGGGCCGGATGGGAGATAAAGGCTGCGATACCTGAATTAAAAAAATATAGGCCTAATGATGGGGGAAGTGTAATATGGACAGTTCCTGAAGGCACGTCCATTACTCCTGCTGGAGAACCTAAGCCTTTGATCGGATATGAACCATGGGTACAGTTTCCGCCAAAATGGTGGATTGAAATGGCTAAAAATAATGCCAATCTTATTGCGGCTGCTCCTGAAATGTACGGAGCATTGAAAAGAGCGTTGTTATTCATCACCAACGGCAGGGAAAATGGTTATATTCGGATGCCGGATATAGATAGCGGTGATCCTGCACTAGAAACTCCTAACATTATACGAATGGCGTTGGCGAAAGCAGATGGTAAGGCGTGATAATAATCGGTATTGATCCCTCGCTCAATTCTACAGGGATATGCTTGATGAACGGGGAAACTGGCGAGATTGGCGAGACAATAGTAATTCAACCAAATGATGTAGGTCAGAAGAGATTAGCTTACTTTAGGCGAGAGATAATGAACTTGATTACTATGAGAAGTAACTTGCACGCATTTATCGAAGGATATGCCTTTGGAGCAAATAACCAAAGAGAGGCACTTGGAGAGCTTGGAGGCGTGCTGAGGCTTGCGCTATATGATGCGAGTATCCCAATTGTTATAGTTCCTCCAACAACGCTTAAGAAGTTCGCTACAGGCAAGGGTGCGGCTGATAAGGTAGCAATGGGCGTACAGCTTATGAAAGAGTTTAGGTTATCGTATCCGACAACAGACCAGACAGACGCGCATTGGCTTTGTTGTCTTGGTAGGGCTTATCATAGTCTTATGCCAAACTTATCCAAGGCTAGGGAAGAGATTATCGATGCTATTAAAAACCCAAAAATGAAAAAGAGAACTAAAGCAACGACGCAAAAATAGCGCAATAATAGGAGGATGATGAGGGAATGGAAAAATCATGTGACAATTGCAAATTTATGAAACTACCACTAGCGCTTTACCCCTGTTCTGACTGTAGTGGAGAATTTAACGAGTGGGTTCCTGGCGAAAACATTAATCTTAAAGTAATTCCCACCAAACTAATGCACACCACAGACCCCATATTCCTTCCATACCGCAAGCATCCTAACGATGCAGGTGCAGACCTTCGAGCGCGGATAGAACAGCCAATTAGATTGCATCCTGGCGAACTGCACAAGGTTCCGTCTGGCGTTGCTGTCGAAATACCGCCTGGTTACGTTGGATTATTACAGCCGCGTTCTGGGGCATCGGGAGAGGGAAAACTAACGATCACAGGAATTATAGATAGTTCGTATAGAGGCGAAATGTCCATGAATGTGTTTAATCCTCTCGACTCAAATTATGTTGTTATTAACCCAAAAGAGCGCATAGCCCAACTGGTAATAGTTCCATATTTACAGACTGAGTTTGTGCAGGTGGATGAGCTGGGAGAGAGTGACCGGGGTACGGATGGATTTGGGTCGACAG